GGTTGCCAACTAATAACAATTTTTGATACGGCCTGATTATTGATAGGAAATATTCTTTCAACAGCATTTAAACCAGAAGGAGGTTCAGTAAGTGAATTTAGTTTTGATACAGTTCTTGCTGTTAATTCTTCGCCATCTTCAATAAACGCATACTTGCCTTCAACATAAGATAAAGCTGTGATTGAATAATTTATACCATCTTGTTCTTCTACTGTAATTACTCTGAATAATTGAGATTGAGTAGTGACGTTAGATATAAGAAAGTTTGCATTTACATTAGGAGTCTGAGAAAAAGCAGAACTTACAGTAATAGTGCCACCTGAGACAGATGAGATTGCCTTACTTTCAAACGATCCATCGGGTAAAATTACAGCTAATGTTGCATCACCAACGGGATTACCACTGGAATCTAAAGCTAAATCAGTTGCAGAGGTATCGTCAACAGTAACAACAGTAGTAGAAGTAACGGCAGATAATCTTCCACCTCTTCTTATTCCTGCTCTTACTGGATCTTGAATCTCAATAATCGCACCTGGTCTTACAACCGCACCAGAATCAATAGAGGTGGCAAATGCAACGACTTCCGATTCATTATTTTCAGCGAACAATATTGCCTTCCCCAATCTTCGGGCTTGCCCACGAGAAGTACACGCAAACGCTTTCACTTGCTTAACAACTGTGCCTATTTTAGAGATCAAATTACTATCTTCTACTACTTCAAAATCTGGCTCTTGACTATCCATGTTGAAGTAAGATACAGATACAACACTATGTCTTGTTTTCAGGCTACTGCCAGAATAGGAGAACCCTTCTTCAGTTACATTTGACAAGGTAAATAAATAACTTGGATCGGTAGGCTTATCTTGTGTGATTGTTATTGTTCCAGCCGACCATATTGGCATACACCTCATTACACCTGCTAATTCATTTATCAAAGAAAAGGCTTCTTTAGGACTTTGAATATTTACATTGCAACTAAATCTAGCTTCTTGTCCTCCAGCACCATCATCAACAAGAGTATTAGCAAACTTACTGGCATTTACAAAACTAAAAAGATCAAGAGAACTATCTGTTATATGATCTCCAAATCCGTACCTTGAAGTTGTAAGAAGATCGAGTAGCACCATTGCAGGGCACGAAGTCCATACGGCAGCACCCATAACTCCGTTGAAAATATATCCGTCTGGGTACACTATTCTACCCGTTGTACTATCTACACTTGGTGTACCAGAACTAGATGCTCCTGCTCCTGGGATTCTTACTTTTATTCCTCTAATTCTAAATTTACGAGCAGGGATAGAACTAAACTGCATCGAATCTAGTCTTATCGAACTATATGCACTATTTAAATATGTTGAAGCATCATCAATAATTTCTCCAAAACTTGTCCATTGAAAGCTGTCTCTTAAATTAGTATCTGTGCTGTCTGCTGTAACTCTGCTAACCCTTATATCAACAGGAAATGATCCAGTGATATTTACACGATAATCTTTTTGGTACGCATCTCCACTTCTACCTCTAATAGTGTCAGTAATAACGTCAGTAAAACCACCAGAATTATATTGAACAGCTATTTTAAGTTGCACAGATGAACCTAACAAATCTCCAGCATCAGTAGCCTTTTGTAATTGTGGGAATGTAATTGATACTTTTACGGCATCAACATTTGTGTTTGTTATCTGACGAGTTACAGGAGTGCTTGCAGTAACTTCCACTCCAACACTTGTAGTTGATACACTACTTTCAATTCCAGAAATTTTTGTCTGATCTCCAGTACCAAATCTAGGTTTAAAATCAACATCTTGAAAGTTAAAATCTGTAGTTTGAGGATCTGTAGAATCTGCTGATGCTCTTAATACTGGAGTGTCATTAAGAAAAACATCTTTCAACGCAGCATTATTATATGCAGTTGTACCTTTTGTTCTACCTTCTTTGGATGCTGTTGCAAAACCCTCTATCTCTCCTTCTGAAACAAGATCAAGAAAAGTTGCAAACTGTCTACTGTGTAAAGTATCAGGTTCTCTAGTCGGTTGTGGAGGAGATGGAGGTGGATCATTACCTTTCGCACCTCTAATAAGATGTTTCTTTTCAATCATGCTTGTACCTGTTCAGTATCAATACTTCCACTTATTACAACACTACCAGTAAATATTTCTCCATAAACCAGAGGAACAGGAGTTCCTGCCCTTCCTGTTTGCTGCGTTCCACCAAAACTAAATGATAATCTAGGGTTTTCTTCTGATTCAAATTCAGGCACTTCTGGAACAGGAAATAACATATCACTAACACCTTGCAAAACAAGAGCAGCACCTAAACCAGCTAATCCTTTTGAAATAAATCCAATTTTTGCAAATTTTGCTGCTGAAAAACCTCCTTTAAAAGCTGCTCCTAATCCTGGTGCTCCACCAAAGGATATAAATGATAACCCAATTAATGCTGCACCTAATAATATCTTTCCGAAACCTCTACCAGCACCAGCTATAACAGGAATAAAATGTATATCTTCTTGTCCAATAGGATGAGATAACTCTGATTCATCAACTGCATAACTACCAATTTTTACCTGATAATATTTAGGACTCATATACTTTTCTACACCTGCAAAATTATTTATCAAAAAACTAACAGCATGAGCTAAAGTATCTGCTTTTACCTCAAACTCTTTATGTCCTACAAATTCTGCAAGTTCTCCATATAGTTTTATTTTACGAAGCATAACGATACCTCTTTCCTGTGCATTTTAGTAACCAAGGAGAATATGGCTCTCTACAAGATAGTCTATCGGTTAAATGATGTAATACTTCATCTCCAAGAAAAATAGCTACATGATTTAAAGTTGAATCTAAAATACTCATCAATAAAACATCTCCAGTTTGTAATTTTTCATCAGGTCTAAGTTCTCTAAATCCTGTTCGCCAAGCATAACTTTCAAACAGAGGATCTTTCATAAACTCTTCTGGAGTAATAGTTCTTTCATAATCTTTCAACTCTATACCTCTTTCCTGCTTGTAATAATCTCTTACCAAACTCCAACAATCTGTAATACCCCATACCCATTGCCGACCAAGCAAAGGTGCTTCATATCCTTGTGGTTCGTAATATCCCCATTTTTTTGTCTTTGGATTAACAATATGCCACGGAAGTTTACTTTGTTCACACGCAACCTTATCTGCCTGACTAGCTTCTGGAGGTGTTGTTGGATGACTATGGACAACAGCAGTTACTTCTCCTACGTTAGTAGCCTTTACATAATCTTCTGGATCGAGAATAAAACATTGATGTGCTGTCATAGATAAATTACGACAAGGATAGTATCTTTCCTTACCTCTAACATTTAACAAAAGACCAACAGATTCTTTTGGATCCTCTGTTTCAGCATGATTAAGTGCAGCGTCTTTCCAATTCATGTCTTTATCGTACCAATAGAAGGAAACTCGGCTCTGGTGCATTGCCTATTTGGAGCACGAATACCAGCAAGGTCAAATACAGAGGCTAATTCAAATTGAACTACATCTCTATTTTCTGCTGATTTTCTATCTATTTTATATATTTCCTGTGGAAACTCTGCTGTAGGATCTGGTGTTCCATAAGGATTTATGTCTCCAGGAAAATTTACAGCATCTAAAAATTTTGCAAGAGTTCTGATACGAGTAACAGTTGCACCTGTGAGATCATTACCAGCAGTTGTTGTGTTTACATTTAATAAAATAGCTGTGATAGTTCCTAGTGCATTACTGACAGTTAATGTTGGTCGAGGTAACTGCCCTTGTCTAAAAGCAAAACCTTCAGCTTTTATTGGAAATCTTTGATAACTATTACCAGCCCAGACTATCTCTCCATTCTCTTTAAGACTACTACCTGCATGAAATCTGTAAACAGTAGTAGCACCATGCAAATCATTATCAAGTTGCAAAGTAAAAAGTTCAATTATTGCTGATGGGTTTGTATTTTGAAGATTGCTAACAATAGCAGAACTGCTCATGGTTCAAACACCTCTCTAAATGTTGTTTGGATCGTAGCTCTATTGTTATATGGTATAGATTTTGACCAAGTTTCGCAAACATATTGACCAGCACCAGATAAAGTAATCGAAACATTTCCACTATTCGTAGCACTGGCAGCAGCAGTGACAGTAAATACATTAGAATCAGTAACCGAAGCGACAAGAAAAGTACCATCAGTTGCCGATCCAGTTGTGTAATCAATAGTAAGTTCATCTCCTACAGCTACACCATGACTTGTGATCGTAATTGTTACTGTAGTTCCCGATTGAGAGTAAGTTCCTGTTTTTGTAAAGCCTTCTCCTGGTGGGGTAAAAGTAAAGCTAGCACTGTCATTTGCTCTGCTGTCTAAGAAGCCTTCTATGGTGTCCGCATCCGTTTCTGATACGTTAAAAGTAAAGTTGTAAACTTTTGGATTTTGATGTGCAGCAAGTCCAAATAATATTCTATGCTCATAACCATCAGCAAAACGAATTGTTTTAGTATTTGGTGCGGATCTTTTTTGTTGTCCGTATGTTGGCGTAATTGATGGGAAAGTAGCCATTATGCAAGTAAACCTCCAGGTCGTTTTTGTTTAATTAATTCTGTCTCTATAGCTGCTGATAATGCAACCCCTAATGCTCTGCCTTCTTCTTCATCTCCTTCCACATTAGAACCAGAAGCATCTACGTTAACAACAACACTTGTAGATCCTCCACCCAATTGATGATTTGGTGTAATCATTCCAGAAGATCCAGGAGTGAATAGTTCTGGCCCACGTTCTCCAACTATATAACTTCTACCTCTGCTAACTGGCCCACCTTCTGCCCTGAAAAATCCACCAATCCCAGGAAGTCCACCAAGAAAAGCATTTACACCAAACCTTATAAGCGACCTTTGTATTTCTGAAAATACACTGCGAGCAACATCTCCAAGTGTTTTGGTTCCGTTAATTGCACCTTCAATAGCACCAACTATTCCTGTTTCTATACTGCTGGCAATGCTGTCGTATAAATCTTTTACTTTTTGTATTTCTTCTTGCTCTTTAGCTAAAACATCTAATTTATCTAATTTTTTTCTTATCTCATCTTCACTTATTTCTACATTGCCTTTCATTATTTCTTGTATTCTCATTTCAGTCTCAAACTGTTTTTCTGAAAGCGTATTTTTTAATGTAGCTTTTTCAATCTCTGCATCTAAATCTGCTAAACGATCTACACCTAATTGACCCTCTGGTGTTAATTTTTTACCAGATTTACCTTTAGAAATAATATTCGGTGTCTGTTGAAATATTCTTAACATCTCTTCTTTTATTGCCGTAGTAATTGGTCCAGAGCTTTTACCTCTCGTTCCTCTTAATTCTGATAATCGTTGTTCAAAAAATTCTTTTTGCGACCCTTTTAAACTTCTTCTAAACTTTCTAAATTGTGCGTCTGTTGCATCGGCAGATAAACTCTTGTTTAAAAACTCTAGTAAATCCGTTAAAGGACCAGCTATAAACGCATCAAATTTAGTCTTTAATATTCCCATGAGTCTATTAAATTCACTAGATACCTCGTTTAGTTTTCTTAAGTTCTCTACTCCTTTACTGCCTACTATTTGCTGATATTCATTAGATAATAAATTATTTAACTGCTGTATCTTTCCCTGTCTTTCTAATTGACGAGCCAATTCTTCGGTTTCGTTTGATGTAAATAATGATCGTTCTCTTGCAAGCTCTAACTTTCCATTCAAAGTTCCCATTTTCTTAGCTGTTTCAAGAGATGCTTGACCAATTTGTTGTAGCTGAGAAACTAATGCCGTAGCTGCAATAGAACCAGCAAAACCACCACCAGGACTTGCTGCTTCGCCTAACGCACCACCAATAGCTCCTGGTATGGCTTGTCCTAATCCACCTCCGAATAACAAAGGAAAACCACCACCAATAGCAGCACTTTTTATAATTGCCTGTCCTCTACTTTTTTCTAACCTTCTTTGCTTTTCTCTTTCCCTAGCTAATCTTTTCTCTTCCGCAACTCTTTCTTTAGCTAAACGTAAATTTTCAGCATCCTGTAAATTTAATAGCTGTGCTTCGTTTACTAAATTTTTTGCAGTCCTAAATTTTCCAGCTTTTGCTAATTGTTCCGCTTTATCTAATTTATTTCTTCTTTCTGCTGTTTTTAGTCCAAATCTATCTAACTCATTCAGTTTATTTCTTGTGCTTTCAATAGACTTTAGTACTGTTAATTCTCTTCCTCTTCTAAATATTGGATCTTTTTTATTTCTTTCTTTAGCTTCCTTTTCAAACTTTTTTAACTTACCTTTTAATTGGTTAAGTTCTTGCTCAAATTGTTGAGCATCTAGCTTGATATTAACTTCATAAATAGCATCAGCCATCTAATTATGTCGTTTAAGTTTGGATTCTTTTCCTATTCTGTCATATTCTGCCTTTTCTCGCTCACTTTTTAACTGTAAATATGAACTCCAATATATCAGTTCCTCATAAGTTACTTTATTTCTAAAATCTTGCAGAGTATAACCTAGCTTTTCACATAAGAAAAACTGTAAAAATAAATTATTATCTTCGTTAAGGTGTACTTTTAGAGTTTACGGTATCTACCTCCTCCTCTACTCCTTGCATTTTTAACATCAAATCAGTAAGGACAGTTAAAGGTATTTCTCTTCTTAATGAGGCACGATCTCCTTCACTAAATAACTTATTACCATTTTCATCTTCGGCTTTGTTCATTATTACTTGCAAAGCATACTCTAGACTTTCAGTGTCATTAGCTTTGTTCATTCCAGCAAGTGTTTTATATATTGCTTCTCTATCTGCAATAGTTAAAGGCTTCCAGTAGATTTCTAAAATTACTACATCTTCTTTTTTAATAATGTAACGACTGCGGTTGTCGATACAAAATGCTTCTTTTAGCTTGTCAATAGCTCTTTTGTCAGCCATAAATTAATTTTTTGTACTACTCTAATATACCTTAAGATTGCTTATCTGGCTTAAACCCAGCAGAGAAAAAACCTTTAGTTATATCAGTCTTAAG